GCTACTAAACCACCAGCTGCCGGAGGCGGACAGAAAAAAACTGCTGCTCCTAAACCAGATCAACAAAAAGCTACAGCGCCTGTTGCAATACCAAAAGATATTGCAGGTGCATTAAGCAAAATGACTCCAGCTAACAAACAAAAACTTGTAGGAATGTTACAATGAAACTAAATGAAGTAACACTATACGAAAATAAATCTCATAGAATTTTAAAAGAAGGATGGCAAGACCTTACTGAGTCACAACAAAATCTACAACTACGTTTTGAAAGAGAACTTTTTCCTCTAGTAGAACAATACTCTAAGCTTTCAGAAGCAACACTCACAAAAGATCAAGTACTAGCATTATTCAAAGGTGCTGAAGAAACAGCAATGGCTAGTGGAGACAACACTAGTGTAGCTGGCAAGATTGGAAAAGGAGCATTAGCGGCTGCTAAACTTCCTGTAGATATTGCTAAAGCAGTAGACGCAAAAGTTAATGAACTAGGACGCATGGCACAAAAAGCAGGTCCTATTAAAAACGCTGATCAAAAATTTGAACAACTTAAGAAAGATATTAAAGCAAAAAACAGTGATAGCAAAATTGTCCAAGGCATTGAAAAAGTAAGTGAATGGGCAAAAGCTAATCCTGGAAAAGCAAGTTTAGCTGTAGGTATTTTAACTACTATTGCAGCCTTTGCAGGTGGACCTGCAGGTGGTGCAGCAGCTGGTTTAGTACTTCGTGCTTCGAAAGATTTACTGCAAGGTGAAAAACTTTCGTCAGCTGTTGGCGGTTCGCTGAAAGTAGCGGCTTATGGTGCTCTTGCAGGTATGGCATTCAAAGAACTAACAGATAATATGGTTGATAACATAGCTACAGCTGAAAATGCTGAGTGGGACGCTATGGAAGCGGCTATGAAGAAAGAAAATTATATAGCTATGAAAGCTGATGCTATGGGCGAACTAGGTGTAGCACCTGACGCACTAGAAGGCACATACAAAGTTACTGTAAATGGTAACTTAAATAGATTCTATTACAACTATGAAACTGTTATTCCAAAAGATCAACTAGGCGCACTAAATGCAATAGAACGTGCTATGAGCAATGCGGAAAGTTTTAGTCCGGAATATATGAAAGCGGCAGGACAGTATCATGATCTAATGGCAACTATACAGAATAGTACTGAAGCAAAAAATCTTACAGCTGCCTTTGAAGCAATCAAAGATATACCTAAAGATAGTTTGACTGCAGGCAATTTAAGAGAATTACTAGCAAATGCTGCGGATGGCGATGAATTAATAGCCGCTATTAAGAATGCAGGCGGTGGGCTAGGAGCAGTTGTACAAGGTGCTCTAGCAACAGTAGACGACAAAGCTGACAAATCTCAAACAGCAAAACCAATTGATCCTGAAGAAAAGAAACAACTTGAATTATCACTTAAAGGCGGTGGCACTGCACAGCCTGCTGAAGCACAAGATATGCTAGACAGACTAGAATTATATCTAGCTGAAGCAGATCCTGCACAAGGAGAATTACCACTAAACAATCCAAACACACTAGGTGCAAAAGCAAAACGTGGCTTAGGTGCTTTAGCAAGCAAAGCTAAAGGTGCTGTAGCAGGTGCGGCAAGCAAAGCTAAAGGTGCTGTAGCAGGAGCTGCAAGTGATGCTGTAGGTGCAGTCAAACAAGCAGGAAAAGATTTAGGTAACAAAGTTACAGCAAATAAATTAATGAAATCGTGGAAAGCCGCAGGAGAACCATTAGACACTGGTTCTATTATGAACATAATGCAAGATGCAGGTTTAAGTAATGATCAAATAGGTCAAATTGGTCAATCACAAAAAATTAAATTAGATCCACCTGCAAATCCAAAAGCTGACGAGCCACAACAAGGACAAGCAGATACACCACAAGCAGATACACCACAAGCAGATACACCAACACCACAAGCAGATACTCCTGCTCCAGCAGGTCAAGCAGACACACCTGCACCAGCAGGACAAAAAGGAAAAGTAATTCCTATGACAAAGGGTACTACTGCAAAACGTAATCCAAAAATTAAAGTTGCAAAAGGTGCAGGTCAAATGGCTAAAGCTAAAGACGGGCAAGATTATGTTTGGGCTGGCGCACAATGGATAAACAATACTACTGGAAAAATGGCTGCTAAGGATGTAGCTGGCCAACTAGGAAATCCTGTGCTTACAGATTTAGTAGCTAAGATTAAGAAAGCAGGTCCTGACGTAGTAGCATTAGTACTAAAACAATTAGGCGACGAGCAAAAGCTTGCCGCTAGTATTGATCGTGAAGTAGATGATTTGATTTCTGAGTTAGATAGGGTGTTACATTAAAAGAACGGTAAGCCGCTTTTTTTAGTAGTTTCAAGATTTTCTTTTACAATATCACTTATAATAGATCTATCTTCGTAAGAAGAATTAAAGCCCTCATTTAAAGTCATTCCGCCTCTCATATACCAACAAAGTTTCATAACTTCAGATTTGATTTCTTTTTGTTGGTTTTCCATGTCTTTAACTTCTTGCAGGATCTCGGCCACCGACCAAGCTAAGATCCTTATCCGAAAAAATTTGATTGATCAAAAGTAATTGGTATTTCCCAAGTTTCAGGAGCACCTTTTTCTATATCTTCCGGTGTTGAAGTAACTTTAATTGGTTCTAGTGAGAATTTGTCTCTTTGTGATTCAAGATGATCTGTAACTGTTTTGAAAAAATCTTTATCTGTATTTGCAATAAATTCATCAATATGTTTTCTTTCGGTAACAATAGTATCACCAATTTGTATTTGATAAATGCTCTTTGTAAGAACAGACACAGTTAGATCAGTAAGTTTTTTGAAACTAACATTAAACTTTGCTAATTTCTCGTCATCAGCAATTTCAGTATCATTAACTAAACTAAAAATTCTTTGCTCTTCAAATGTTGCTAAACTACTTTCTGTAAACTCTTTATATGTTAATGGCCTAATTGTAATATCCATATCATTTAATTGTAGTTTGTTATCATAATTAACAGTAACAAGTTTATTCAGTAATTGACGGAGATCAACACCAAATGATTTTTCTTCACCTGTTCCTGGCTCTTTTGTGGTAATATCCATTTCCTCGCCATAAGTAGCAATCCTAATAGCAATAAGTGATGCATCCATATCAATAGAAGGCATCTGCCAAGGATCAATAATTGAAGGTATACAACTCTTAATAAGGTCAACAGTAGCTTGACCATTTAATAACGCATCAGGCGTTTTCATAGTAAGCTCGTCTTTTGCAGTCATAGCAAAGACAGGTAATTCTCCTGTTTCAGGCATATCAATTGTGCCTTCTTTGTAAAACTGACCTTTACTAGGTAATGTTATGTATACTTTAGGTTGTCTAAAGTATTTTTGCAGAGGATTTTGTTCGCTGAAAGCTTTAAGCTCAGCTGAAGCCTCTGGATTAAAATCTGCCATGTGTTTCTCCGTATAAATACATTATGTAAATATATATCATAATTATTTATGTGCGTAGTTAACTCGGAAATGAAATCTTGGCAGAAGAAGTAGAAATTGGTAATGTAGGAGGTACTGGTGTAGCTAGTGAAGCAACTCTAGCACGTCTTACGGCTAGTATTGAAGCTATGGCAAGAAAAGCCGGCATTGATCCAAAAGCAGAAGCCGCAAAATTACAAAAATTACATAATACCGCTGTAAAAAGTGGCATTACTACCTTTGATAATTCTCAAAAAGCACAAAAAGCAAATACAAAAGCTGTAGGCGAAGCTACACAAGCTACTAACCAATTTGCAAGACGCTTAGGCGGAGCAATGCTTGGAGCAATTGGCACAGCAGTTGGCGCAATTAAAGGGCTAGGGAATGAAATTCTCCAAGGAGGCGAATCTTTTGGAGATATTACCAAACATATACCTTTGTTTGGATCGGCACTAGCACCTCTTGCAGGCTTAATTGATAACAGTGTTGAAAGCTTTAGACAACTATCTACAGTAGGTGGTGCTATAGGTAATGATATAACAAAGGTTAGACGTGCGGCAGCTGATATGGAACTTAATATGGATGAGTACACTCAGCTGATTATAAGCAACGGAGAAGCACTTAGAGCATTAGGCGGAGATGTACAAACTGGTCAAATGCGTTTTGCTGCAATGAATAAAAATTTAAAAGCATCTGGTAGCTTTGCTGAATTAAAGAATTTAGGTTTTACAATTATGGACCTTAATGAAGGCATGGCTGATTACATTACTTTACAAAGAAATTCAGGAAGATTAGAAGGTAGATCAACAGAATCATTGGCAAAAGGATCTGCCGACTACTTAAAACAAATTGATCTATTAGCAAGAGCAACAGGTAAATCACGTAAAGAAGTTGAAGCTTCTCTTCAAGCACAAGCTGTTGATGCTGGTATCAGAGGATTGCTAGATGCATTTAGAGATGCTGAAGGGAATCTTTCACAAGAAGGATTAAATTTACAAGCTTCGTTAGCCTTAATTGATCAATACGCAGGAGAATCAGGAACAGCATTTAAAGAATTAATGATGGGGCTTCCTCAATCTGATGTGACTGCTGAATTTTTAGCAGGTTTAGGATCAGCAGGACCTTCTATCCAAGCAGCATTAGAAAAAGTTGGTGAAGGAGCTGATCCACAAATATTAATAGATGCTATGGGTAAAGCAGGTGGCGCACTTGAACAATTTGCAAAAATAGACACTGGTGACAGGATTGAAGACGCAAAAAGAAGAGCAATTTTTATCACAGGCTTAAGAAAAACTAATCCGGCACTAGCAGACTTTTTAGATATGTCTACAAAGCTTACTGCCGCAAAAACTGTTAATATAGACGATATTAAAAAACAACAACAAATATCAAATGATAGTACAAAAAGTATGTTGACATTTGATGATGCAATTAAATCGATTAGAGGAGTTATACAAACAGCATTATTAGATAGTGGCTTGTTTGAAGCACTCGGTGATGCAATGGGCGGATTGAGTGACGTATTTGGTGATGCGGAATTTAAAAAACGTATCGAAGAACTAGCACAAGCATTTGCATCTAAAACAAAAGAGTTTATTAATCTGTTTAAAGAAGGCGGATTTAAAGCTGTATTCAATGAAGCAATATCAGGTCTAGGTGGAATACTTGGAGATGCATTTGTTTCTGCAATTACAAATCCAAAAGTTATACTAGGAATAGCAGGAGCATTCGCGGCGTTGTTTGCACTTAAAGCAGTAAGCGGAGCATTTACTAGCGGTATTAGTAGTTTATTTGGAGGCGGCGGCGGAGGAAAAACCGGCGGCGGAGGAACTAAAGGAGGCACCGGTGGTGCTAAAGTAGGAAAGAATGTTGGAGGATTTGTAGGAGGATTAGGCGAAGGAGTAATGAAAGGTGCGGCCGCAGGACTTAAAGCATTTGCACATCCTATGGTTCCAGTAGGTGCAGCAGCACTAGGTGCAGCTATCGTAGCTATCGGCGCAGGTATTGCAGGTGCATCATGGATACTAGGCAAAGCGTTACCTACATTTGTAGACGGACTAAAATCTTTTGAGGACCTTGACGGAGAAGCTTTAGGTAGTGCCGCATTAGGAATGACCAAACTAAGTGGAGCAATGGCTGCATTTGGTGCAGGTACAGCAGTAGCAGGATTAGGTACACTAGTAGGAGGCATAACAGAAGGTATAGGAAAACTGTTTGGTGCTGAAGATCCTTTAGAGAAAGTAAAAAGATTTGCTGCTGCAAAAATTGATGGTGAAAGAGTAAAAACAAATGCCGAAGCACTTATTGCCTTTAGTTCAGCAATGGCAGCGTCAGGTGGAGCAAATGCCGCTACTGGACTAGGTACACTAGTAGGAGGTATTGCTGGAGGCATTGGAAAATTATTTGGTGGTGATACTGATCCATTAACAAATTTAAAAAAGTTTGGTGATACTAGTGTTAATAGTGCCCAGGTTAAATCAAATGCTGAGGCAATGGTGTCATATGCAGATGCTATGTCCGCAGTTGCACCAGGAGCAACAGCTGGACTCGGAGAGCTTGTTGGAAATATAGCAGGCGGCATTGGAAAATTATTTGGATTAGAAGCATCTGATCCTACAAAAGATCTAGAAAAATTTGGTAACTTAACAATTGATAGTGCTAAAGTTAAAACAAATGCAGAAGCTATGGTAGCTTTTGGAACTGCAATGAGTAGTTTACCTGCAAGTATGCCAGGAGACGGAGCATTTACTACATTTGGAAAAGCTATTGCAGGATTTTTTGGAGCAGAAACACCTTTTGAACAACTACAAAGTTTTGGACAATTACAATTTGATGCGGAAAAGGTTAAAACAAATTCTGAAGCTCTAGTAGCTTTTGGCACAGCGTTAGCATCAATGCCAAGTGACGATCTTGGTACACTAAAACTAGATAAAAGTTTTGTAACTAACCTAAAGAATTTATCACTAGTTGATGGACAAGGGTTAGCCGCTGTCCAAACATCATTAGCAAACATTGTAGGTACTCCAAATTTAACAACTACGCTCACTGATCTCAATGAGCTTGGTAAAAATTATAAAAATGTAGAAGATTTAGCAGAAGCTATGGAAGACCTAGCTGATGCTATGAAAGAAGTTAATGAGCAAAGCAAAAATACATCTAGAGGTAGGAATGCTGGAAGAGGCAATAATGAATCCAGTTCAGCTAGTGCAAGCATAGTAGCCGCTTCAGGGACCGGATCTGGCAATGATAAGTTAAATAGTATTATGCAAGAAGTTTCGGCAAAACTTGATCAATTAGGTTATTTAGAAACAATATCTAAAAATACCAAAACAACAGGTTCAAACGTATTGAATCTAGCAGAGAGACTGTAACATGAGTTGGAAAAAATATTTTACTCCAATACCAACAGGAGACAACGCAAACGGAAGTTATAGTCCGTTTACTGCACGTAGCAGTGGTAATCTAGCAGGTCCTGCTAAAACAAATTACTCAAGTTACTTGCCTGATGTATATGTAGGTTCACCAAACCGTGTTGAACGTTACGGACAATACAACACAATGGACCAAGACTCAGAAGTAAATGCTGCACTAGATATTCTTGCAGAATTTTGTACACAAAAGAATAAACAAAATAATACTGCATTTCTTGTTGATTATAAAAATAAAGCTACTAATAGTGAAATAAACATTATTGGCCAATATTTAAAACAGTGGTCAAAATTACAAAACTTTGAAACTAAAATGTTTCGTACAGTTCGTAATACATTTAAATATGGAGATCAGTTTTTTGTAAGAGATCCAGAAACTAAACGTTGGTTCCATATTGATCCTGCAAACGTAGTTCGCATTATTGTAAACGAAAGTGAAGGCAAAATACCAGAACAATATGTAATTAAAAATATTAATTTTAATTTTAAAGACGGAATTGCTACTACTCCTTATCAAACAAATGGAAATATTGGAAATGCTGGTACTAATCCAGGGAGTACACTTAGTGGCGGCAGAGGACAAATAGGACAACCTAATGCTTCAATGAGCGGAAGTAGATTTACTACTGATGACGGAGAAGTAACTGTAGATGCAAAACATGTAGTACATTTAAGTTTGTCAGAAGGATTAGATAACAATTATCCATTTGGTAATTCTCTATTAGAAACTATTTTTAAAGTTTACAAACAAAAAGAATTACTTGAAGATGCAATTATTATATACAGAGTACAACGTGCTCCTGAAAGAAGAGTTTTCTATGTTGATGTGGGTAACATGCCATCACACCTTGCTATGCAATTTGTTGAACGTGTTAAAACGGAAATACATCAAAGACGTATCCCATCGAATACTGGGGGAGGAACTAATGTCATAGACAGTTCATACAATCCTTTGTCAATCAACGAAGATTACTTTTTTCCACAAACAGCAGAAGGACGAGGTTCAAAAGTTGAAACACTACCAGGCGGAACAAACTTAGGAGAAATAGATGACCTTAGATATTTTACTAATAAGCTTGTACGCGGCTTACGAATCCCGAGTTCATATCTACCCACAGGCGCTGACGACAGTGCTGCTCAATACAATGACGGTAGAGTCGGAACAGCATACATTCAAGAATTAAGATTTAATACGTACTGCGAACGTTTACAAAATTTAATGATCGAAGAATTTGATCAAGAATTTAAACGGTATATTCTTGAAAGAGGTATAAACGTTGATACTTCAATGTTTGATCTTAAATTCCAACCTCCACAAAACTTTGCAAGTTATAGACAAGCAGAAATTGATAATGCTCGTGTACCAACATACACACAGATGGCTGCTATTCCATATATGTCTAATAGATTTGCACTTAAACGTTTCTTAGGCATGTCAGACGAAGAACTTGCTGAGAATGAAAGGCTATGGCGCGAAGAAAATGATGAAAATCTAGATCCACTTCCAGGCGAAGCTGATGCAGAAATGCGAGATGCTGGTATTAGTCCAGCAACTATTGGTGGAGACATGGGAGGACTTGAGGATGAAGTTCCTGATGACGGAACAGCACCAGTAGACGGCGGCGCTGGTGATGCACCAGCAACAGTAACAGGCGACGATGTAACTGCACCACCAACAACTGACCAAACGGTATAAATACTTACATGATACTACGTGAATTATTTTATTTTGACAGAGAAACAGTTCAGCCATTGGACGATAAGCGTTATGAAACTGAATATGACGATACCCCTGTGGATAAAGGTGATACACGTAAGACTCGCTTAAAATTATTTCAAATTAATAGGATACGAAAGTCATCTGAACTGCATCAAGAAGAAAAATTAAAAGAACTTGAATTTGTAAAACAAATGTATGGCATTGCAGCTAACGCTGAAACTGTTTAAAAGTAAGATGAATGAAAAAATATATTCCTGGCGAGACCAAAGAGCAAAGAAAAGCTCGAAAAAATTTATCTAAAAGCAAAAAACAATCTGTTACACCTCAACCTCAACCAGAGGTTATTACTACTGCACCTACAAAAAGCAAAATTGCATTTGTAATAGGTAACGGCACTAGTAGAGAACCTATATCGCTACACAGTTTAAAACCTTTTGGTAAAATATATGGATGTAATGCATTATACAGAGACTTTATGCCTGACTGCCTTGTTGCTGTAGATACTAAAATGGTCCTAGAACTTAACAAAGCAGGTATACAACACAAGGTTGAAACATGGACCAACCCAAATAGAGCTTATAGTGATATGACAGGATTTAATTTTTTTCAACCTTCAAAAGGATGGAGTAGTGGACCTACAGCATTATGGCATGCATCTGATATGACAGACTATGATACTATCTATATACTAGGGTTTGACTTTGAAGGTACAGGACAACTTGTTAATAATATATACTCCGGCACACAAAATTACAAACCAGCTCATGAAAAAGCAACTTATTTTGGAAATTGGCTTAAACAAACCGTGATTACTTGCCAAAATAATCCGAAAAAGAGATATATAAGAGTGTTAGGAGAAAGTTTTTTTACTCCTCCTGAGCTAACAAAATTAGAAAATGTGGAGAATATCCACGTAAGGGATTTCAAAAAATCCTTCGATATCTAGCAAAATCAGTAAAATGGTTCGTTTTGAGCCTATATCTACGTACATTTCTGCAAAAAAAGTAAATATATTATGACAGCCCATACCATATCGGTATGTACAATACATTATAGGAGAGTAAAATGGCAGATCGTAACAAATTTGAACAAATGCTTGAATTGCTTGTAAACGAAGACAAGGAATCAGCGGAAAAATTATTCCACGAGATTGTGGTAGAAAAATCAAGAGATATTTATGAAGGTCTTTTAGAAGATGACAAAGACGTTGATGAAGCTACTGATGAAGAAGTAGATGAGGCTTCCGATGAAGAAGTTG